ATGACCTTAAGAAAGCGCTTAAGTTGGCTCACCAAAGCCTTGATGGAATGAAGGTTGGTGGAAGGGCTCTTAAGAAGCATCCAACTATTAAGTTTATGGAAAAAGAACTTGCTAGCCGTGGTGATAACTATGTGCACGAAGCAGGTATCTCACTCCAGCAGTTGAACTCTATGTCTGCTAAGAATGCTTCTGCGTATACAAAGGGATTATTCTACGACGCATCTCAGCAACTACAGTCTGCACAGGCTCTACGTTTAGTATTTCCATTCATCCAAGCACAGTTTAACACCATTAGAAAATGGGGCGAACTGTTTGTAAAGAACCCTGCAAACTTCTATAAGTTGGGTCGTGCATACAACTCACTTACCAAAGAAGGTTCAAGTGCCATCTATGACATCACTGGTGTCGAGTATGACGAAGGACAAGGTTTTATTTACGAAGATGCATTTGGTGAAAAGCGTTTCCGCTATCCAATTGCTGGTAGTTTTATTGGCGGTTTGGCTGGTCAGTTAGTAGGGGTTGAGAATGGTGCTCTTTCTAAGTTAGAAATCACAGCACCTGTACAGGCTCTTAACCTTGCATTTGGTAGCGTCAATCCTGGTATTCCTGGATTCGGTCCTGCTGCACAATTTGCTTTCCAAGCAACTGGTGGTTCTGCAGCATTTGGTCCTGTATGGGATACTATCCGTACAGTCGTAATGCCTTTTGGTGATTCACAAGATGCAATCGGTGGACTTTTCCCAGCATGGCTACGCAAGGGATTCTACTATGCAATTAACGACCAAAAGATGGTTGAACGTGGTATCAAAGACTGGGCATCATACCTAGCATCTACTGGCGAGTATGGAGATAATCCACTTGCTGATGATACTGCTCGTAATGAACTATTTAATGATGCAGCAAAGATGTCTCGTGGCATAGGACTATTGCAGGCACTATTCCAGAACATTGCACCTGCTACACCTTCTAGTGAAATCTTTACAAAGATTCCTACAAGTAAGGGTCAATTGGACTTTGCTAGCATGACAATGCTATACAGCATGTGGGACCAGATTAGCAAGAAGCATCCTGGTGATTATATGAAGGCAGTTACTGAATTTACAGAGGAATTTGGTAGCAAGAATCTTCTTACAATTATGGGTGGTTCTTCTCGTTCTGTTACTGGTACTGGTGATGCGTGGACATTCTTGAATCAGAATCCAGATATAGCAGATACTTATGCTACAAAGAGTGGTGACATTATTCCGTTCTTCTTTCCTGGTGGAGAGGCTGCTACAGCCTACTACTCATGGCAGAAGGCTACAGGACGTCGCGAGGCTTTAAGCCGCGAAGAAATTGCAGGAGCGGCAGAGGAACTTGTCTACAAGATGGCTAAGTCTCAGATTTCTGATATGCAGGCTGCTGGTGGATATTCAGATGTCTGGTATGCACAGGAAATCAATGCTCTCAATCAACGTTTTGGTGGTGCAGCACCTGCATCATTAGTAAATGTGGGTACTGACCAAGAGCGTATTGCTAATGTTGCTAAGGCTCTAGCAGATGACCGCTTCCAATCATCACCTATTTATGATGAGACATTACAATTCTACAGAGCATATTCAGAGGCTGTTGAGTTATTAAAGACCGCAAGAGTGACTGCAGACCCAGACTTAGGTAGTTCGCACTGGTATGCAACATCTTTACGTACAAACCTAGAGGCACTAGGTAATCAGTTAGTGCTACAGAATCCAGCATTTGCACCAATGTATTACCGTGTATTTGCAGGAACTATGAAAGTGAAGGACTAAAGTGGCTGAGAAAGTAGTATACAGAACACCAGATGAGGCTAGAGCAGCAGCGATGTCAAGAGGAAATACTGCTTACTACTCAATGGGTCAGATGGCCAATTCTAATGCTGCAGCCATTGCTGCAAAGGTTAGAGCACCTAACTCTTTTTACACCCAAGCACTTGCTACAGCAGATGCAGTTGCGTTTAGTAATATCTTTGCTCAAGAATTAGACCGTCTTCGTGCTGAAAAACGTACAGATGGATTTGGAAACAATGCTAACTATCTACAGGCTCTACTTCGCTCAGCAGGTGGTTCTAAGGGAACTACACCGCTAGGTTCTTTTGACCTATCAGACACCAAGGCTCTGCGCGAGGCTTTAGTTGCTGCTCGTCTTAATGGAGTTGAATACTTTACATTCCTTGAGGATATGAGCAAGAGCGGTATTGGCACTGGTGGACCTAAGACTAAATTTAGCAAGGATGCATCTACTGCTATCAACCTAATTGATAAGTCAGATGCTACAACTACCTTTACTAAGGGCTTCTACACAGCCTTTGGCGAGATGCCAACAGATGCTCAGATTACAGCCTTCATGAATAAGTTCAATGCCAAGGCAAAGCAAGAGGCAGTTACAACCACAGTAAGTGGCAAAACAACCACCTCTAAGGCTGGGTCTACTAGCAAGAGTACAACTACTCGTAGCGGACTAGGATTTACAGAGCAAGAACAGTCAAACTATTTGGCTAAATACCTAGGTTACTACACACAGATTACTCCTGAGGTTCAGGGTGCTGCAAAGGTAGTTCTAGATGAGATTCGTAATACTTATAAGAACAATGGTTTGCAGGAACCAGCATTTGAATCAATGGCTAAGATAGTCAAGGATGTTATCTCAACTGGTGATTCTCAAATGGCTAAGCAGAAGATTACAGATGCTAAGCAGAAGATTCGTACACTTGCAGCCAAGTTAAATCCTGGTGCTGCTGACCTTCTTGCAGCAGGTGAAGATATGAGCACAATTGCTGAGCAGTACATCAAACTTGCTGAGTCAGTAACCAAAAAGAAGTACACAATTGATTCACCTCTTATCAAGCAAATGGTAAACATGAAGGATGAAAAGGGTGCTATCCGCTCAGCGACGAACTGGGAAGCATACGGAATCATTCGAGGCAGCAGTGACTGGGATAAGAGTTCTGATGCCTATTCAACATTCAGCAATATCGGTGATGTTTTGACATCTAAGTTGGGATTATAATATGTGGAGTCTGGATGACCTTGGAGCCTTTGCTCTAGATTTAGCAAAAGACATCACTGGTATCACTAACTTTCAGAACTCTGCAGATGCCTTTAAGCGTGCACAAGCCACTCAAAATGCAGTAGATGGCGATGTTGGTAAAGCAATAAGTGCTCTTCCTTCTTATGTTAAGGACATTGGCGTTGGTGTAGGACAGGCCGCATTAGGCGCTGGTACTGCACTTATAAATTTAGTTCCTGCTACAAAGGCAAGAAAAGCAGCAGATGTAGTTAGTGGTGCCATTACTGGTGCTGGTAAGACTGCAGCAACTAAGGCAGAAGTATTATCTGCTACTGCTAGCAAGAATGTTACAGCCACTGCTAAAAGCGCTGACGAAGCAAGAGCGGCTGCTCAAAAGGCCGCTGCTGAGGCAGCCGCTGCAAAGAAAGCCGCTGCTGAGGCTCAGGTTAAGGCTGACAATGCTAAGACCGCAGAGGCTGCTAAGAAGGCAAATGAGGCTAAGTTAAAGGCGCAACAAGAAGCCAAGGAAGCCGCTGCTGCTAAGAAGGCAGCAGATGAAGAGGCAAAGGCCGCTGCTGCTGCAGCCAAAAAAGCAGCAGAGCAGAAAGCCGCTGCAGATAAAGCAGTTGCTGCTGAAAAGGCTGCTGCCGAGAAGGCTGCTACTGCTAAGGCTAAACAAGAAGCAGAAGCCAAGGCCGAAGCAGATGCTAAAGCAAAGCGAGACGCAGAGGCTAAAGCACGTCAAGATGAACTTGATGCAAAAAGAAAAGCAAGCGAAGACGCTGCTGCTGCACGTAAGGCTGACCTTGATGCAAAGGTAAAAGCCCGTGAAGAGGCTGCTCTTAAGCGTAAAGAAGAATTAACTGCTAAACAACAGGCACGCCTACAAGAACTTGAAAATGCAAGACTTAAGCGCGAAGAAGAATTAAGACTTAAGCGTGAAGCCGAAGCAAAAGCAAAGGCTGACGAAGATGCCAGGATTGCCGCTGCTAAAAAGAAAGCCGAAGAAGAAGCCGCTGCGGGTACTCCAAAAACTGTTACACCAAAGGTTGCAGACCCTGATGTAATTCCTCCTACAACGGAGGAACCCGAGGAAGTTACTCCTCCAGAAGGAATAGAATCAACAGAAACACCACCTGGAGAGGAGCCACCTCCGCCAGGAGAAGAACCTCCTCCACCAGGAAAGGAACTACCTCCACCTGGAGAAGAACCTCCACCTGGTGAAGAACCTCCTCCAGGAGATTTTATTCCAGACGATGGAGACTACAACGACGGCACAGAAGAAGACAATGCTGGCGGAGATGATGATGGTGAAGACACTCCTGCTGCGACAGACTCTTTTGATAAAACTTGGTTAATTCTTCGTGCAAAGTTAATTGCTGCAGGACTTCCAGTAAAGACTGTTGATGACAGCGTTACTTACTTTAGAACTATTATCAAAGATGGAACATTCTCAGGTGATACAGAGATTAATGATATTGTAGACCAATATCTATATCTTCCAACCTATAAAACTAAGGCTGGAACAGAAGTCGAATCACCTTACTATCGTGACTTTGGTTCATACAACAACCAACTTAAAGTACCAAAGCAACCAAAGGAATTAGTTCCACTGGTTCTTGGATATGCAAGGTTAGTTGATAAGTATCAGGTTAGTGCTAAGTTTGGTGAAAGAGAGTCTATTCAGAAGTATTTACAGAATGATGTTTCTGTATCTGAACTAGATGAGCGCATGAATGCTTCACGACTTCGTGGACTTAGTGCTGACCCTAACTATCTTAAAGCACTTACGGACATGGGTTATATTGCAGATGGCGCAGACCTGACAAGTTTCTTCTTAGACCCAGGAATTGGTACTATTGAACTTGAGTCTCGCCGTAAGACCGCAGCATTTGCAACAGAAGCAATACGCCGTAGCAATGCAGGCATCAAACTTGATACAGCATCTGCTCAGGCTACCGCTGCTCGTCTAACAGCACTTGGATACTCTGAGGCACAAGTTAGCAACCTTGCTGGTGAAGGATATGAGAATATCGCTCAACAGTTGAATCCAGTTACAGCCCTATCAGGTATGTATGAGAAGACTGGTGAGAGTGCAAGCGCACTTGCTCCAGTTATTCAGAAGGAACTTGAATCAGAGCAGTTCTTAGGAATGGCTTCACAGCGTCGTAAGAAACTTGCTGAACAGAATATCAAGGCCTTCCAAGGTCAATCAGGTATGAGCCGTTTCGGTCTAGGTAGCGGAAGCGCTAGCAGCATCATATAAAAATCCTTTGCGGACCCATCGGCCCCGTGAAGTGTACAAGACCGATAGTACAAGCCAAGAGCAGATACCCCGTCTGTGATTGAGGTGTGCGACAACTACTAACAAAGGGAGAAAATCGCTATGAGCGATAACCGCGACAACATATGGGATGACGAAGAAGATAACGAATTTGATTCGTTTGACACTGATACCGACCTAGTAAAGAAACTTCGTAAGGCTCTAAAGGCTGAACAGAAGCGAAACAAGGAGTTAGAGTCAACTTTGGGTGACCTAACTAAGTCCCAGAAAGAGCGGATTTTGAAGGATGTACTTACATCCCGAGGTGTCAATCCTAAGATTGCACAATTCATACCATCAGATATCGAAGCATCTGAAGATGCTATCGGGGCCTGGCTAGACAATAACGGTGATGTCTTCGGATATAAGCCGTCAGAAAAGTCAAAGGTTGCCCAACAGGATATCGCAGCGATGCAACGTATGGATAGCGCACTCACAGGTGCTGAGACACCAGCCTCATCAGATGACTTGGTAAATCGCATTGCGAATGCAGGTTCAGAAGATGAGATTTTATCCATTCTAAGCGGTAACTAAACCGCACACTAACCAGAAAGGGGATATCAGCAAATGCCTGATGTCTTTTCAACCACAACCTCTGGGTTAGGTTCCAATCTAGTAACCTTGGCGTATGACAAGTTAATTGAAATTAACCTACGTTCTACACCACAGTTCCGCGCAATTGCGGACAAGAAGGTCGGAAACCCAACTCACGACGGTTCTTCAATCCGTTTCCAGTTCCACAACGATATTGCTGACACCACAATTGCTGGTGCAACACTCGAGGAAACTGTAGACCCAGATGCAGTAGCACTACCAGCAACTACAACACTAGATGTCACACAGACAGAACTAGGTCGCGTAGTACTTCCAACACGCAAGTTGTCACTTATGACTCTTGCTGACGTAGACCCATGGATTGCTAACGCAGTTGCATTCAACATGGCAATGACACTAGACAATGGTATCGCTGCTGTTCTTGATGCAGGTACAAACGTCATCCGTGAGGCTGGCGGAGCACTATCAACATCTGCTGCTCGTACTTCTGTTGCTTCAACAGATACATTCAAGGGACGCGATGTACGCTTCGCAGTAACAAAGTTGCGTGCTGCTAACGTTCTAACACGCGGAGGAATGTATGTTTCATACATCCACCCAGAAGTTTCACACGACCTACGTACAGAGACAGGTAACAACATCTGGCGTACACCACACGAGTACCAGAACGCTGGTCCACTACTTGCTGGTGAACTTGGCGCATGGGAAGGTGTTCGTTTCATCGAGACACCTCGCATGACACAGAACATGGGTGGAGCAGACCAGACAGCACTTGCTACTGCACCTGCAGTAAGCGGTGTATCTGGCGCATTCACAATCGTAGTAGCAAACGGCGCATTCGGTGGCCTCGCTGAGGTTGGAGATAAAATCTCTGGCACCAACGTTGGTTCAGGTGCACGTATTACTGCTATTTCAGTTGGTACAACAAACACAACACTTACAGTGTCTGTTGCTAACTCAGGAACTGTTGGAACAAACACACTAACAGTTACTCCAGTAACACGTGTTTACAACACTTACGTACTAGGACAGCAAGCACTTGCTGAGGCAGTATGGAAGGAACCAGGTATTGAATTTGGTAACGTTGTAGACAAGTTGAACCGTTTCCGTCCAGTCGGCTGGCACGGTATCATCAACTGGTCTATCTACCGTCCAGAGGCTCTATACCGCATCGAAACAGCATCGTCTGTTCGCGTCTAATAAGTAATTAGATGGGTGGGGCAGGGGGCAACTCCTGCTCTATCCATAAAACGGCTTAGGAGGCTAAATGGCATACAGATTCAGAACACCTACAGTGAGCGAAGGCCCTGCAGGCGAAGGTCGCTTATTCAGCCGTTTCAGGCTTGTAAGGGGCGTTACAGTCTTGAAGATACAAGGCGAGTATTACGAAATGCGCTATCCATCAACCGAAGAAATTCAAGAAGCAGAAATTGCCTACATTGGTGGATATACCTATGAAGTCAGTGAAGGGGAAAAGGCAGCGCTTGAGGCTGCAGGCTACACAGTGGAGACGGTATGAGACATAGATTAGACCATCCAGAGGATGTTGAAGGTTGCTTTGGATGCAAAGTAATTGGGCTTCAAATGAACCCAGGAGATGCATCATCTCAGAAGATGGTAAGTAATAAGAAGTGGGACGGTGAGTTAGAAGCCTACCGCGCAGCACGCGCTGAGGGTATTCAACCTGCTGGCACTAGCATGAAAAAGATTCAGGAAGCACGTCGTGCCTCTGATGTCATGGGCAAGGCATTCGATGCCAACACCATGGGTGATAGCAAGATAATCCAAGAAAAAACAGTATCTACACTCAAAGAAGTAGGAGCAATCTAATGCCAATGGTAAACGGAAAAGAATATCCATACACTGCTAAAGGTATGGCTATGGCTAAAAAGGCCGCAAAGAAGTCAGGCAAGCCAATGAAGAAGGCTGCTAAGAAGACTATGAACCGCAAGAAGGGCATGTAATTATGTCAGCAAAAGGCGAGAAGTACAAGTCAATGGCAGCAAAGAAGAAGCACGAAAAGATGGAAGGCCCAAAGGAGCGTATGATGGAATACGGTCCTAAGAAGAAGGCTAAGAAGACAGCCAAGAAGACAGCCAAGAAGGCTGCAAAGCGTGGACTATTTGGTGGTATGTAATGCCAAAGAAAATGTCATACCTAGATAACTTGGCTAAGGAAGTCGGACAGACAGCAAGCGCATGGAAGAAAGCATTCAACGCATCTGCTGATTACAATCCAGGTGCTAATGCTCGTGCTCGTGCTGCCAATAGAAATTACGACGCACAAAAGGGACAAGTCTTTGGTGCGTTGCTACAGGGTCGTCGTTATGATGACAAGACTGGCAAGCAAATCAAGG